ATGTTATGCAGAATCTCTTCCATCAACTATAAAAGTAAGGCTTAGCCGGGATACGACTTCATCACCTCACTCTTGGCTACGAACATCTCCACAGCTTCAGTGTCTTCGTTGGTCAAAGTAAAGACACCATAGTGCCCAAGCAGACCATTCGACTCGGCCTGTTGGTTCTTGATGCCCAACCAAAGCGGGTCGTTGATGCCGGGAGCAGCCCCACTACCGTCATGGGTGACGCGGTTGATTCCGTTAGGGATATCTACCTCGATGCTATTGACATACCCCGCGAAAGTGATGGCGGGGTATTCGTCCCCCACAGGCAACGCGAAATAAAAGGCGTCACCGCTGCCTGCCTCAAGCGGGTCACCCGCACTAAGGATGCTGCCGATGTCTGTGGTAAGCGGGAAGTTGACTACGTTGCCCACTACCGTTTGGCTCAAGCCAATGCCATTGAGTGAGCGCAAGGCATAGTCGTCAGGCTCAGCGGGGTTGTTATTGACCGTACGCACGAAAGCAAACCAGTCGCCCTCCTTCTTCTCAAAGAACTCTACGTCCATAAACCTCCCGTCCTGCTGGTCAGAGATGAACGTAGCAGCCCAAGGTCGGTTGCCCTCTACAGACAACGTCTTGAAAATCTTGTTGACAATGGGCTCGTCGTTGAAGACACTCGTGATGGTGCTGGGGTATGCTGCCGGCTCGCCCTCCCCGTCTACGGGTAGGCCGTAGAAGTTGTTGCGCACCTCGTTGGTATTGTGCCGGAAGATATTCCCGCCACTGAACGTATACAGATACTGGTTCATACCCTGAATCCACTCAGGCTCAAACGAGTAGAACGAAGGCCACCCCTCAGCAGGCGGGCTATATGTCAGCGTATAGTTAGGCATTAGTTCGAATAATCCCAGATTAGGTATAGGTAATCACCCGTGCTTGGCATCGTAAAGTCCGCCTTGTACTCCGGGTTAGCACCACTAGGCGTTTGCGTAATCACGCTCGGGTCCGCAAGCAAGCTGGCTACCTGACTCTCCGTATACCGAGTGTTGGAGCGCAACAACCGGAACCGGTCCGCAGGAACAAGCGTGTAGTTGTCCGGGGAAATGCGGTTATAAATCATTGTCAGCGTAGCAGAATCTACCGGAACTAAACCCGAGCCCTGAGCAGCGGTAAACTCCTCCCACTTCGAAACAATAGGTGCAACAGCGCCGTAAGCAAACTCAACGGGGTTGCTGGTAAGCGGAGAGATAAATGTGCCATCGGTCCACTGGTACTCGCTATGGATAGTCTGGTTCTGGTTCGCGGGGCGAGATAGAGTGGCCAAGACCACCGTGACATTGTTGACCTGCGGACACTTCACAATAACCTGAACCACAAAACGCTCCGTGCCAGTGTAGCTGATTGAGATGTCGACTTGAGAGATGTCAACCTCATCTTTGTCTACATTAAATGAACCTGAGCTGCCATCACCTATAGTCCCGGAGCTGGTGTCGGTACCGTCATAGCTGGCCGTAATGACCGCGCTGTCAGAACCTGTGGCTTCAATAACGTTGTAGCTTACCGTAGCTGTGCCTACGATATTACCAAGGTCTACGCAGTAAGACTCACCCGCCGCAGTAAGTAGAAACGTCTGTACCATATTGCACTCAATGCATGGCTCCTCGCCCGGCAAGAACACATCGTTGCTGGCCAAGACGTACTCGTTCATATACGGGTCGTATCCGCCGAGCTTCTGCGTATTGAAGCTCTCGATAAACTCATCGCGGAACCAGCTCCGCATACCGTTCTCACTGATGACCTCGAGCTGCTCGTTCTGCCCATCGCCATAGAGGTGGATGACAGAGCCGCGCTTAGCGTCGGTAAAGAACTTATGCGGTCCCCACTCGGCAAAGCTCTCGGGGTTGTTGCTGATACCAAAGTCCTCGACGCGGGCGACCTGCGTACCCAAAACCTGTGGCACAGATGCAATCAGGCTCTCGCCAGTGGTGTCTGTAAGGAGGTTCTTCTCCGCCAAGACGTAGCTAATCTTGTCCTCCTGCAACGTAAGGATATCGGTACGCCTACCGAACAGCTTCTCTACAGGCCCATAGCTGTCCTCTAGCGGCTTGAAGTTGAGCAAGCCAAGGTTGAACTCATTGAGCTTATTGATGTTCGTCTCATCGTTGATGACGCCGCTGTACGTCAGGTCAGCAAAGCGCCGCACCTCAGAGAAACGCTCGTCGCTAGTCGTAGTAACGCGGTTGCCAAGCGTAAGTGGCTTGCCGCTAATCGAGTCACGAATCTTGTAGCTCTCGACACCATTGCCGTAGCTGAAGCAGTTGAAGAACGCTGTGTCTACAATGCCCGGCTGCCCCGTGGCATTGATTTGACGTTGAACATTACCGTAGTGATTTCCAAATGTGTCAATCTGATACGATGCGCTCGACTCATACCATAGGTCGGGCAGCGCGGGTGTGGGTTCCGTCTCGAAGGTGATGGTTTGTGTAGCCCGCGTTATAGAAAGGCTCGCCTTGACCCTAGACCTACGGTTGGGGCTGTTGCCACCGCTTACACCACCGCATTTTTCAGAGCCATAGATAATGAGCCATGGGCCGCCAGCAAGGCCCGGGTCGTACCATGCCATCTGACCTTCAGCAGGGGTAATCCCAAAACCCGGCGAGCCGGTAGTAGACAATGGCTGAACCGTCATATCCGGAGGGTTTCCGTTGGGGTCTCCCGTAAATCCTTCCGCTGCCTCGATGGTGTCAATCACGTCGTTTGCAATTCCCGACGGTCCGGTAGCGCCATAGAACCAGTCCATAATAGAGAGGTAATCGTCCTCCACCTCCCACGTATGGTCGAAGTCGAGGGTACGCTTATCGCATGAACCAGTACCGTCGCCACGCCCCTGACGGGTAAGGCTGAACGTAAGACGGATGCGGCTTCCTGCGGGTACAGGATTGAGGACACTAGAGGTTTTGTCGTTGAAGATGTATACGAGAACAGGATAGTCACCGGCATTAAATTGACCGTTCTCTGTCCTTTGGTCCGAGCCTCCGTTGGTGCCTGCCGATTGCTCCCCGGGAGCTGTGTTTTGAAGAACAAGCCCACTAGAATTCTCCGCTGGCCCGTACGCAAAGTCCGGGTTCATCTTCATATATGTACCACCAATAGCAGGTATAGGGGTGGCTCCGGTATCGTCAAGCTCACCCACTGCAAAGGTTTTCTTTTCTAACACCTCAGCATAGGTGCAGGAAGTGACCGCACCAGCGGAGTCGCTTTTTACAATGTACCTGTCCCCCTTCTCAACCTTGGCCGCGTTTTCCCCTTCGAGCAAGAAGTAAACATCAATTACATCAGGCTGAGGGCCAGTAGTAGGAGGCTCAGGATATACAAAAAATTGGTTGGTGTAGATGGTCTCATACAGGTCGGCGTCAGGTTTGATAACAAACTTGTACCTCGAGGCCCAAGACGGAGCCAGCATAAGGGGTGGTATCGTAACTCGAATCTGATTCTGGAAGATGGAGTCGCCACACTCTAGCTCAACCTTATTGTTAGGAGCAACAAGGGCAGTACTAGACCTACCAAACCCATCCATATAGACGATGCCAATCTCATACACACGATTGCTGTGGAGACTAGGGGCTGAAAACGTGGGTTGCGCACTTGCCGTTTCGGCATCCAATGGCGTTTGAAGCAATGTCGCATTGAACCCAAGCTTGACGGGCAGCCCGTTCAGGTTGCGCATATTGTACCCCTCGAGGTAGTTGCCGTACACAATCCTATTGCCCATCAAGGTCTGGGCTTTAGCCAACCTAGGCACGTTGTCGTACAGCCGCAGTATCTCGCTCTCCGGGAGGATGGTGAAAATCTTCTGCTTGCTAAACTGAATGGTATAGTCGGAGTTGTCCGTCAGGGCCGATTCCGCCTTGTCTACCTTCTCAATGACGCGGATGATGTTGTCATCCATCTCCTTGAACAGGATATCGATACCCTTGACCAAAGAGCTGCCTGTACGTACCGTAACGTCACATACCTGAACGGAGTTGACCATACCCTCGTTGAGGTACGACTCGGTAGTAAATGCAAAGGGCTCGCTTTCAAAGATAGGGGCGCTAAACTGTGACGTGGCCGAGTACTCGTTATTGGCATATTCCCAACGATACCCGAAGCACAGGAACCTGTCCTCCATATAGTCTTCGCGGGATACCACATCAACAGCAGTAACCACAGGAGCTGCATTGGGTGGTCGCTTGATGACAAGGATATCGCTAGCCAAAAGGCCGCTGTCTGCAAACGCCACGGGCTCGGGGTACGCCGTGCTGATATTGATGCGGCGTGGCGGATTGAAGTCGTCGGTAAAGAACAGTAGCCCGTCAACCAAGTTGATGCCCGTGATGAGATACTGCGGGTCGAAGTTCAGCGCACTAGTGCTCACCACATGGTACGTAAGCAAATCGCTACGCATATTGTACGAGACGATGAGGTCGAGAACGCCTGAGTAAACCCCGTCAACAAACGAAGGGTCATGCACAAACCAGTACATGGTCTCGTTGGCCCCGTCGCTATATGCCCCCAAACAGGTGGCGTTGGCGCTCAAGGGCGTGCCCGTAGGTGGGTAGACCAGCGTAGTGAGCTGAGTGTTGCCCTTGCTATTCTCTACGGCACCAATCTCGGAGTCCTCGGTAGAACCCATGCGGATGTTCTGAGCATCGATATACTCTCCGTTCGGAACAAGGCGCTCGTCAACGCTCTTGTTCATCCGGCCCTTGATGAAGTTCCTTACCAGATTTGCCATTACTTAATCCACTTGTCGCGACCACGCAGGTTCATAAGCAACCGTCCCGGGTGGATGTTGCTGATGCGAATCTTAGCGTTGCGCAGGAGGGCGTTCTTCTTTTTGCGGGCCCGGCTTACAATGTATTCCTGTACGCCGAGCTTGGCGTCAAGGATAGCGTATTGGATATACGCATATACGTAGTCCTCAAACAGCTTATTGACCGTGATAGCGGTATTGTCACCACCCTCCATACCGTCGCTGACGTACTCGAGGATGCACAGCTCGTCAGCCATATCAGAGCTGAAGTTGATGACACCACCCTTACGGTCGATGCTGAAGGTGGGGTTGGCGTTAGCCGTCTCCGTATTCAATCCATACCGAGCGCCGATATTGTAATCGAAATACCAATCGCCATCGCAGCAGTATCCAAACTGACCATCGAACTGGCTGTTGCCGTTGATGTAGATGCTCTTCTTGGTTCCCGTGATGCGTTCGTAATCGATGGAAGAATCCTGAGGGCGTAGCGTAGCTCCCGTCTCATCGAATAGGATGCGGCAGTTGTTGTCCTGTAGGTATGCCGAGCTCCAGTTCGTCTGAATATTCTCCGTTAACGGTCGGAGGATTCCGTCCTTATACAGGGAGATGCGCACCCAGTTGACATAGTCGGGAGGAAGCACAAAGCGGAGCCTATCGCATACGCTAAGCTCGAGAATCTTAACCTCCTTGAACGCATCGTAGTTGAGCTCTTGGATAGCTCGCTTGGCATGGAACAACACCTTGTACCGCTCTTCGTTATTGACCAAGGAGTGGTTGCCGTTGTACATCAACAGGAAGTTGTTGACGATATCCTGCAACGAGACGTACTGGTAGCTGCCCCAGTTGGCATCCTCGGGAGCGATGCCCCCGTTCTCGTAATACTGGTAGTCTGTGATGTATGCCATTACTGCTGTTCTTCTGCGTTAGCGTACTGATAGACGTCGCCCTCGCGGATGCTCATGCCCGCCATCTGCAAGATGCGATAAACCAATCGCGGTTCCGCTTCGATAGGTACCTCAAAGTCTTGGTAGTCGGTAGACGACTGATTGAATACAGGCTCCCCGTTAGCAAGCAGTATATACGTCCACTTCGGGTCAAGGGGATACCGCACGTATTGAGCTACGACATCTCCCGGCGCATACGTCGTTGCCGTAGGGTAGATGGTGATGACCTGCCCGGCAGCGGGGTTGTCGATGGTATACGCAGGGTACTGCGCCGATGGAGCCGTCAAGTTCGAGTTGGC